TGTATTTACAATTCAACGCTTAACGGATTTCAACTAATTGGAACTGCACCCAATACATTACTCGCATACGTTACCAACGCGGATTCCGTTACGATTACAAAAGGTCAACCTGTTTACGCATTCGGTGGTACAGGGGATAGATTAACCGTTAAACTTGCATATAACAGCACGGATGCAACAAGTGCGCAGACCGTTGGAATCGTGTTGAGTTCATCAATAGCTGCCAATCAGAAAGGTTTAATCATTGTCAATGGACAATTAGATGGGTTGAGTATATTTCCAACGTCCACTTGGTCGGATGGGGATGCGGTTTATTTAGGCGCAACCGCAGGAAGCGTGACCAAAACAAAACCAGTCGCACCAAACCATTTGGTTTATTTGGGATTCGTTACAACTGCTAACAATGGATCGGCAGGTCGTATGTATGTGCGTGTCCAAAATGGTTATGAAATGGATGAACTCCATAATGTTAGCGCAGTATCTCCAAACAACAATGACATTTTAAAATACAATACAACGACATCGCTATGGGAAACGAGTAATGCGTTAAGCACTAAGCAAGACACGATAACAGGCGCAGCAACTACAATAACAACTTCGAATTTAACTGGCAGTCGTGCATTGGTTAGTGATGGCGGTGGAAAGGTTGCGAGTAGTGCGGTGACAACAACTGAACTTGGAAGGTTGGTTGGTGTAACAAGTGATATCCAAACTCAATTAGATTCCAAACTAACAACGAGCGCGTTTATTCAAAACAATGTACTCGCACAAGCGTTGGCAGGGGCAGCTTCACCTGTAACCAGATACCACGCAGTCGCTGGAACGATAAGCACATTAACCACCGCTTATCAAGTGCCATTATCAACCGCGTGTAATTTCTTGAATTTTTATTTCCGCATTTATTCCGCTCAACCTGCATCCGGTAGTCTAGTATTGACCTTGCAAAAAAACGCAGTCGATACATCGTTAGCAATTACAATAGCCGCAGGAAGTGCGATTGGTAATTACACCAATACGAACACCGTTGCATTTGCCGCAGGGGATACGTGGCAAATAAAGATCGTTCAAAACGCCACCGCAGGTTCAACTAACTTGGGTGGATATTCATTTAAAATAAATGGAATATGAAGTACGCAATAACAACGCAAGGTGAATTAACGATTATCGAGGTAGTCGGTTATAACATTTTTTTTGGTTACGATAACTCCCCTGAATACGATGAATTTCGAAACGCATTAACTACAAAAGGCATCGATGTATTTGTTGAGTTATTAGCGACCAATCCAAACACCGCTTATTCAATTTTTATCAATGGCTAATTCACCACTCAACGAAATAATGCAAAGGTTTGGCGCGGCAGTCGTGGAACGTGCTATGCTTAATCTTGGTGTATATCGCACGGTGAATGGAAAAAAGCGCAGGGCGGTTGCAAGTGATACACTACGCAATTCACTCGCGTTTTATTACAATGGCAATAGTTCAAAAATCGAATTCTTCGCAAAAGGTAAAGCGGCGAATTACGCTAGTGTCGTGGAATGGGGAAGAAGAAAAGGAGCGAAGATGCCGCCAATAGACGCGATCGTTGAATGGATGCGAATTAAACCAATCCGCGTTCGCGATGACAAAGGAAAAATAATAAAACAAACTCCATCCGTTGTGCGTGGCGCAGCCTACAATATCGCACTTGGAATTTCGCGTAAAGGAATACCACCTTTGTTTTATTGGCGCGATGCGGTCAATGATATGATCGTTGAATTTGAACCTGAATTTGTTGCCGCATTAAACAAAGAAATAAATTTAGTGATTGAAGATAATTTACAAAAGAAAATCAAAGTATAAATGGCATACACAACCGCAATAACTGGATTAACCGCGCAAGGAACAAGCGCATTATCAGGGTTGGTCTATTCAAATAACGATGTATCGGTAACGATGACTTCGAGCGAATACGCTCAACCAAATTTTAAATACATTGTTGAAGTTACCGATAACAACGCAGGACAAACATATAAATTTTATATCGCGCAAAACGCTGCAAATAGCGGAATATTCAACGCGAAAACGATATTTAATCAGTTAGTTCAAACAAGTATCGTTTACCCAAATAGCGATGACGTAATATTGCAGACCGCAGCCCCAACATTAACGACAACGAATAACGTGAACACGTTTACCATTCAATGTTTCGAAGGTTATGACGTAGGCGGTGTATTTACCGAAGATCCATCCGTAAGCGTTTATTATGATTTAATGTGCGTGTACGGAAGTGGTAAGCAGAATTTCATTGTGATGGGTACGAATGACACTAAACCATTATCACTTTCCCAATGTTATGACGATGAGATTGGATTTAATAAAGAAACGTTATCTAAGAAATTAAATTTGCCTTCTTTATTAGCAGGTGAAGTTATTAATTGGCAGCGTGTTTCTCGCACCGATGTTACTGATGTAACAGATTCAGCATATAAGATTTTAACGTTCATTGCAGACGATAACACGTTTATTAATAGCGGTTATCCATACAATTCGATAAGTTATTTTGGGTTTGATTTATACGATGCAAATTATTCGTTAGTCGCTCAATTCAATATTCCGATGTCGTTTGGAGCAGGTGCGTTATTGATATTGCCTGTCGGATTAAAGAACTTAGTTGATGGCGGTTACGTTACCGATGTAATTGCGGATTCAACAATTAGTTGGGTGGTTACTGGCTACGATGTAAGCGACAACCAAGTAACTACGCGATATGGTTTTTACATTGATGAAGATTGTAAACATAATCCTGTTCACGTTTATTGGTTAAATCAATTAGGGGGGTGGGATAGTTTCTCTTTTATAAAGAAAAATGAACGAAGCATTGAAGTTGAAAAGAAACGATTTAAAGCGTATCAAGGTGATTTCAATTTGGCAACTTCCACGAATCCTTACGAAACAAAAAATTACACGCGTGAATTAACGGAACGCGAACCAATAGTGAACACGTTTATTAATCTAACGAGCGATTGGTTGTGCGAGTCTGAATTCAAATTTATGCGCGATTTATTTATGAGCAAAAGCGTGTGGATGGTTGACGATAACGTGGATGGGTATTCCATCGTTCCTGTTGTTGTTGAAGATAATAACTATTTAATGAAGCGCGAACGCAACTCACGCAAGTATAATCAAACATTAAGACTGCAAATAGCAAACAATAACGAAACGCTCAATATAACCGCTTCTGAATATCCAATTAATCCACCAGTTACGTGTACTTATTTCGATACATTCATTAAGATTGGCGGAAGTTCATCGTTAACGGTTGGTGCGAACGTGGGTAATGCTGCGAATATCGTGGTTAATAACGCGACACGCGGTTCATATATAACGGTTAGCGTGGCGGGTACAGGTGGAATAACACCAATCGCAGGACAATCGTACTTCGTTAAGTTAGATTATACCGCTAATTGCCCTTCGCCAGTGATCAAAAATGGTTATATAAATCTTGGAAATGTGTTAACAGGTGGCGGTACTCAAACTTCATTCACCTTGCAATCGTCAGGAACTTCGATTATTGCAAGTGGAGTGTGGGGAACGACTGCAAATCCTGTAAATAATTTTTACATTAAACTTCCAACGTGGTCAAATGTGGCTTCGCTTTATAGCGGAAACATTTACGTAACGGTTGGATTCGGAAACGACTGCGCATAATTATGGAAACAGCATTAATAATTTACACACAAGGCACGAACACGCCTTGCGTAATGGACTTATATCAAAACGAAACTATTGCATTACAATATTCATTCAGCGATATTAAAGAACTCAAACCACGCGCAACGTATTCAAAAACATTTCGCATTCCGGCAACGAAAAACAATAGCAGTATTTTCGCGTTCATTGAAAATAACACATTTCAATTTTCGCAATTTAATCCTAAGCGTAAATTCAACGCAATATTGACCGTTGACACGTTGCCAATAATGGAAGGCAACATTCAATTTAAGGCGGCATATACTGCAAATGGAGTAGTTAGCGAATATGAAATTGTTTTCTTTGGAAATGTTATCGACTTCTTCAAAAATGTTGGTGATGCAGATTTCAAAAACTTCATCGCGGTTGAATTGCAAAACGATTATGGTTTTATTGTTGATTATCCAACGGTGAGCGATATTATTTCAGGTACTTATGGAGATGGAAATATCGATATTACATTAACCGATAGAGGTAATAATTGGGTGGGTAGTTCAAACCAAGATAACACGCGAACCATTTACGCAAATCCTGTTTATAATATCAATAATCCATCACAATATCAAGACCAAATAAATCAAATAGTCAAGATTGGGGAATTAACTCCAATGGTTAAAGCTGAATACATTTTTAACAAGATAATAGAGTTAAGTGGATTTAGTTATGATGCCGCAAATAGTGCAACATTATCTGCGGAATTAGGTAAATTATTCATTCCGTTCACAAGCGAAACGAATATTATGCAGCAGGTTGGCGATGTTCAAGCGGCTAAATTCAAACTTGAAAATGGAATTGATGGTTTGACCTTTACAGGCGCATCGTTTACTCCAATTACATTAGCAAGTGGATTAGTATTGTATCATTATCCAATACCTAATTTAACGGAAGTATTTGATCCCAATAGCTACGTTACGAGCAATATATTTACCGCTCCTTTTTCAGGTGAATACACGATTAAATGCAATATTAATTTGGAGCAGAACGCGGATGGATTAGGCGGTTTTATGCTCGGCTTTTTAATTCAAGATTTAAACGGTGATTATCGTTTGTCAACTGCTAATTCAACAGGCGCATATTTCGCTAATTATACAAGCGGAACGACATTCCCACAATATCAACAAGTTTACGCAGGTATAAATAACGCTTACGACAATCCGCTTTTTTTATTGGCAGGTGAAACCGTGCAACCTATATTTTGGGAAGTAAATCCTGATCCAATTTCCGCAGGTGTAACGATTACGTTTCGTGATGCGGCAACTGCGCCATATACCACGCCATCAACATTCTTTTGCGATTACGTAAGTAAGCCAATGATGGGTAATGAAATCGATTGGGTTGCGAATGCTCCTGTTATGAAATGCACGGAGTTTATGAGTGCGATTTTCAAGATGTTTAATTTGGTCGTTATTCCTGATTCCTTCAATGCTAAACTCCTTTCGTTTATTCCTATTCAAGAATACATATCGAGCGGTGTAACAAAAGATTGGAGCAATAAAATCGACATAAGCAAAGACATTGTATTAACACCAACCACCGATTACCAAGCGCAAATAAACACGTGGACTTACAAACAATCCACCGATTATTTGAATAATATTTATAATACGGAAGGCAACCGCATTTATGGACGATTGCAGTTGTTAGATCCTGAAAATGATTTCGCAACACAAGAACAAAAGATTGAATTAGAATTTGGAAGTACACCACTTGCGTTAATCGCAGGAACGGATTACCCAATAGCGAAATTCATTAACGATAAAGCCGAATACGTTAATCCAACACCGCGCATTCTTTTTAGAACAAGCGACACAATGGAGTTTCATATTTGGAACGATGATACCAACGTAGTCGATAACGCTTTTGTCGTTCCTTTATTTAGTCATTATCAAAGTGTTATTCCTAATTGGGATTCGAACGATTACAATTTTGGACAAGAAACGCCATTGCATCCAGTTAACCAAATTCCTGTTAATACTTTGTACGCTCGTTTTTGGAATGACTATATTCAAAATATTTATGCTCCTGATGCTCGAATATTAGAAGCATTTTTTGCACTCGAATTTGCGGACATTTACAATTTCAAATACAACGATAAAATATTTATTCGTGACTCATATTGGCGCATCTTAGAAATTAGCGATTACGTGGTTGGAATGCAGGAAAGTGTAAAGGTAAAATTGATGAAAGTTATTGAAGTCGCTGCACCTTGTAATTTAACAATAGATAGTATTGACACAAGCACGTTAAACGTTTTATTCATAGATAGCGAAGGAAATATATCAAGCGGAACGCAAACTTGTTGCGAATATTATGGTTATAATTGGAACGATACGCAAGGGCGTTGTTATCCTGTTCGTCAAGATGGCGGAAGTAAAAAACAACTTGTAAACGATAAAGTTAATTTGACAAAAGACGTTGCGGTTAACACCGATAAATTATTGCAAGTTCCAAATAACTTCATTGATGTAAACAATATGCACTCGATTGTTGGCGGTATGAATAATTTTTTAGGTGCGAATAACGATGGAAGTTTGGTGAATGGAAATAAGAACTTTATTAGTTCCGATTTAGGAGCTGTTAATGTGATGGGTGAAAGTGCATCCGTTATTAATAAAGGTTTAACCATTGGCGGTGGTGGAAGTTATACAGGTCAAGTTCAAAGCGGCATCGTTCACTTATTTGGCAGTGGAAATTTCACCAACAATACAACTTACATCAATCTTCAAATTGATGGAACGACCGCATACAATATCCCAACAAATACGAATTGGATATTAAAGATTTTGTTGAGCGGATTGCAGAACACAGGCGCGGATGGAACGATTACAGGTGAATATAACCTTCACGTTGTTAATCGTGGGGGAACGGTGCTATTCATTAACGCAACGACCATTGATGAAACGTTTGACAATATGAACGGATATTTGGTTTTTGATTTAGTGATTAGCGGCGAAACTTTTTATCCAAGAATTAAATTGGTTGGATCGTCAACCTATCCCGAAAACACAATGCAATTTAGTGCGTTAACAACTTACACACAATATCATTATGAATAATCCACAAATGACATTTAAGAATATCCAACAATTCATTGAATTGGGTTATTCAAAAAATTTGAAATCAAATAAAAATAATATGCCGAATTGGCTAACCATTCTCATCAATTTAATCGTTTCGGCTACATTGATATTGGGAACTATTTACGTTATTAATTTATTTATCTAATGGCAACACAAAAAGCGGTTATTGAAGTAGATATACAAGGCACGGAGAAAGTCGAATCGATGCGTACGCAGATGCGAAAACTGCGTGAACAATTAGCACAATTACCCGAAGGAACTGCGGAGTTTACACAAGTCCAAAAACAACTCGGAGAGTTGAAGGACAAAATGGATGACTTGGGTAAATCCGTCAACACAATGAGCGGTGGACCACTCGAACGTTTGAACAATTCATTTTCAATGATTGGCAGTTCGATAATGTCGCTCGATTTCGATAATGCGTTGACTGGAATGAATGGAATGTCCGCTGCATTGGGGGATATTAAAGGAAAAGATATAGTTGGAATATTTAAAAATTTTGGAAGTGCGTTAAACAATTTAGGTCAAGCGTTATTAAGCAATCCAATTTTTTTAATCGCAGGAACGATTGCATTGATTGCAACAAATATGGATAAAGTTTTTAAGATTTTTCCATCATTTGAAAAAGCATTAAAAGGTATTGGGGATGAGGAAAGAGCAATAGCAAAAGCAGTAGAAGCAAGAGCGGCGGCATCAAAAAAGGCATACGATCAAAGTGCGTTAGAAGTTAATCAATTAAAATTAGCAGGTAAAACAGAACGTGAAATTTTGGAGTACAGAATGTCGCGTGTAAAAAGTTCAATAGAAGATGCTAAAATACAATTAGAAACATCTATCAATCAGGCAAAAATACAGATTGACACTGCGAAAAGAAATAAAGAAATACTGAATGGGATATTGATGTTTATCAATGCTCCAATGACTATTATTCTTGATATGATTGATAGAATAGGTCAAGTAGTAGGTAAGGACTTTGGTTTAAACAAAAAGTTTGCTGACCTTATGTCTTCTTTTGTTGTTGATCCAGTTCAAATTGAAGAAGATTTAAATAAGTCAATAGTTGCTCAACAAGATGCTTTAAAGCAAATGGAAAGTGACTATGCAGGATTTCAATACGAATTAAAAAATATTGATAAGAAAGCCGCAGCCGATCGTAAACAAGCGAATGATAAGAAAAAAGAAGAAGTAAGAAAGCGCGAGGATGAAGAAGTAATGTTGATTAAAGGCAAAGATTTAAAGCGAATCGAAGGTGCTAAAATAACTGAATTAAATATTTCAGAAATACAACGTCAAGCGGCAATGACAAGGGCAGCGTTAGAACTTGCCATTGAAGAAGATAAACGGAGAAAAATTTACGAAGGTGAGAAAGCGTTAAATGAACAAAAATATGAATTAGCAAAAGCAGCAGTTGAAGGAATGATGTCGCTTAATGACTTACTAACGTCAACTGGTGTGTTAAATGCGGAACAATCATTTAAAGTAGGTAAAGCGTTATCACTTGCACAAGCCACAATTAGCGCAATCGAAGGAACACAAGCGGCATTCTCAACTGCAAATAAATCTCCAATTACTGCGGTATTCCCTGCATATCCA